CATCTGCCTTCTCAGTTGCTGTATAGCCGTCTGGGAAAATTTGCGCAGCGGTAAAGGTTGGAGTTGCAGCGCCTGGTTGTGATGGGAACCACCACCAGAACAAATTCTCTCCGTCCACTTCCTCTACATAAACCTTACCCAAAACGTCAGTTGCAGCACCAGCAGATGGATATGCAGAAAGACTTGTCAAGCCTAGACCTGACACTGTTGCCTCATCCATATCCATGACGTTAAGGTCATCCAGGTACACATTCATTGGAAGAACGACATCCAGTTCCTGATCCTCGAGTAGCTGATATGCATTATGCAGCTCCTCGTACATCTTCATTCTGGATAGGTTCAGACCATCTGTGCCTGCGGTGTAGGTAAACCCAGCTTCTCCGTCAAGATCAGCTATGGTCTTCTCACCGGTACCGCCTGGAAGGTCACCCCAATCTGTACCACCATTAGTGGCTAGGGTTCCCGAAACAACAATTTCACCAAGGTCTACCCTGTCATCAGGGCTTGCTGGGTTATTGTCATATACGAGCTCCTCGTCGACCACACGCCAAAGGCGTAGTCTCAACTCAGAGTCATCCCAAAAGATTAGATAGTCAGCTCCAGCTGAATCGTCCTTGGCTACTGTCTCAAGTGTCGCACCAAAGTCAGTAACCAGGGTAGCTGAAGTAGCTCCAATCCTATACATTCTCAGATTTAGGGCACCTGCGGTAGAGGCTTCATATAGTCCTCTAGTTAGAGTTCCATCCTTTCCATACTCACGTGCAGAGTCTGCTACGCGCTCTACTACGTGGAGAACAGAAGAGTCCCCCTGACTAGCTGTACCAATTACCAGAACAACAGGGTCGTCATTAACAGGCAAAATCGTTAGATTGCCGTCCTGTTCTTCCTTGAAGATTCCTGGCAGGTAATCGTGAGCCATTTACGGATCCTCCTTACAGGCTTCTACTCTCTTTCAACAGCCAGCTTAATATAAATCTCTTCTAGTGTCTTTTCTTTGAAGGTCCTTAGCTTTTCAGTCCTGACAAAGAAATTGATCGGGCGACCGTACCACTTGTTCTCGTTTACAACGGCAACAAGATCAGTCTCTTGCCCTTGGTAAATCGCTCGTTGGCACCCCTGCATGGTAAACCACCAAGCATATTCCTCCATCAAGTCCTCAAACCATCTGGCACGCTTATTGGCAGTCTTATTTGTTCTGGCCCAACAAGTGAACTGAACAATATTGTCATACCAATAGCCAGTAGTGATTTGCCGATATCCGGGATTCTCAGGGTCTTCACCTTCTTCTCTAAACATAGGCCTAAGATTTCTTATATCGCCCTGAAACGGCGCACCCTGACTAAAAGCACCAGGTTCTCGTCTTACTAAACTAAAGGTTATCGTCTCTGTTTCCGATTCAAAATCAGGCTGTTCTTCCGTGAAATTAACCCGATAATGTTCCGGAATGCCGGCTCTAGTCTCATACATCTCTATCGCTTGGTCTACTAGATCGTAGAATTCCAGAAGAGATTTAGCCTCTCCAAGCGTTTTGGATCTCTCTAAGCCTGGATGCACGTCACGAAGTTCAGAAACAATTTCGCTATATTGTTGCCGCACTATGATGCGCGGTTCTTCCGTGACCTGATCCTCACTCAGTATATCCTGAAGCGTTGACATTACTAGCCCTCTACCCCATTAAGAAACTTACGTTCTTCGGCATAGCAATCAAGCTTCCAGTATTCAAGTTTACCATTATCTGCCCTCAAATCAATGTTGGCATTGATTCTGTAAAGCTTGAATCTTCTGTATGGAATAACAGGATTACCAGCCTCATCTCTAACTACCTCTACTACTTTATCATCTTTTGTGACATCTACACTCGAGCGCATATAAAAGACCATAAGAGGGACATTCATGTGGCCAGGGGCAATGAGCTGTTCGCGAATAGCCTTGCCAATATCACTGCCTAGCTCAACCATATAGACGTCAACCCAAATTTCGTCCCAGATCCATCTCTCTCCATGACAGATGGTGCAGAAGGTATCTACGTCTGCCTCACCGGTTAGGCTGTCCACACAAGGACAGGGAATCTTATTTCCATTCTCGTCACGTCTCATCTTACGAAGAAGGGCTGGTTGCTTTTTAGGAATCTCTTGATAAGTACCATCAAACATATTGTTGAGCTCCTGGCGCATATCTGGCTCTGTCCTAGACGTAGGACCGAATGTCCTATCAGGAGTGGTTCTTTGATCCCAGAGACCCATTACCAATACCTCTTCTTGTAGGTAGTCTTATATCTGCGCTTACCAGCAGGTCTTTCTCGAGTATTAGCAGCTGGTATTCGCCTAGAGATTGTTCCATCATCTAAAGATTGCCACAATCTGCTGAATATAGGCCTATCTGGGTCATACTCGCCCTTAATTACACCCTTAGGCTGGGTAACCTTATTTGCTAGTCCACCAGCGATAACCTGAGGCTCCCATCGCGCCATACACTCCCTAAGCCTGTCTAGATTCTTATGTAGCGCAGAAGAATCATATTCAACGCTGAGATCAGCTAGGGTCTTAGAGCGAAGATTCCCAGAACCCATGTTATTTAGCAAAAGGGCTGACGCCATGCAGGTAACATACTCACGCCTAGCATGCTGATATACATCGGCATTCGTATCTGCTGTATAGAAAGTAATGACGTCAGTCTCTATAGAAGCTTCAAGAATGGCTGTCTGAATAACGTCATCGAATAGATTCCTTACGAATGACCCAATCTCTAGTCGGACCTTGCGCACATTGGAATAGCCAGGATTGATTGTAGTCATAAAGTCGAATTCATAGGGATCCTCTAATGCTGAGCCAACAAGTGGTTGAAGCCCAGATGGGATCTCTACATGGATTACGTTGTTATTAGCTAGCTGTGATGGAAGCTCAGTAATCAGACCAGAGGCAGAAACTTCAAATGTAAAGTGTGCCTCGAGATCTTGCCCTGTGAGCTCACCTTCCCAGAAGTCATGCCAGATACCATCAATGTTTGGAGGGGTAAAGATATACTCAAAAATACCCTCACCAAGGTAGCTTGCTACACCAGATACTACCTCGGCATTATTGAGATCTTCGTAATCTTCTACAGTGGGATCAAAGATATGCACATAGACGCCAGAGGCCTCAGCGTTTTCGCCAAGATCGTCTCTAAACCGTGCTCTTAGCCCAATTGTTTCGCCTGCGCGTACTCCTCGTGTAGCCACTGCTCCCACCTCCTGATGGCATTATAGCCTGCCTTAGGCAATTCTAACAGTAATCCCACTCTTATCAAAATCTGAGGGTGTCATCTCAGAGACAGGTTTATCGTTGAATCTCCGATCTATCTTATTGAAAGCTCTGGCAATTAACTCAGAATTGGTAAATACTTTAGATCTACCAGACAGCCATCTCCAGAGCCTAGCTGGCCACCAGTGATGAAAGAATATGCAATACTTAATAGCCTTGTGTAGCTCTTTCTTCTCCTCTTCGTCTAGATTATACACGACACGGAACAGACCGACATCTGCCCAATCCCACGCGATTCCGCGCAGTTCCCATTGGCCATGTGTTCCAATCAGGCATTCTCCATTCCAAATATAGGCATGCTCCCAATAGCCTTGAGCAGCCCAAAGAGTATCCTTCATCCTAACTAACAGAATATCAGCAGTTCTGATATTGTCTGCTATAGCCTTAAAATTAGACATCATGCCTCATTCTAAACGCAACATAGACCTCTCGAGTAGATCCTCCAGCAACAGCGTGATACCTAAGCCTAAATTTGAACCCAGCTGGAAATGACGCCGTGCTCTCGGATACGATTGGGTCAATCTTTCCACTAGGTGGGATATAGACTGTAATCGCAAACTGTCCAACAACAGCCCCTTCATATGGAGGTCCATCTGGAGCTACGACTTGAAGCTCAACATAGTCTCCCTTTTCAGCATTAGCTACCTCAACAACCGCGCCCTGGATCTCTCGAGTCTCAGATAAGACGAGATCTCCGTTTGTGTCTGCGTCAGCAGGTGCATCAAACTGGAGACCTTCAATAAGTAACATTCTTCCACTTTTACCTGGAAGAATTGTTACATACTGGACGCCCTCATCGGTCTTTGGAATTGAAACAGGCTCTCCAGTATGAGATCCCACCACTGTTCCAAGAGTGGTTTCATCTCCAGCTGAAAGCTCAGCTTTGAACCAAACATCACAGTCATCACCATTTAGATCAATGTGATCAATCGCAGTGACAATAGAAGAAGCCTGGATCTCCTTAATTAAACCAGCAATATTAGTTTTTTGGTTTGGGAAGTCAGTTGAAACAGAAAAAGAATATTTAGATACTGCCATTATTTATACTCCTCGAAGAACTTGCAGGACGATTGGGGCAAGACTACCAAGCATCCCAGCACTCTCACCGCCGTCACTCGAACGAAACTGGAGCTTGATGGTGGTTGAGACTGCGTTGTTGAACTCAATGAGTCGAGTGATGCCCCAAGGCCAGTCCTGAGCAGAATTGAAAGACTCGATCCATAGAGAGCCACGGGTACCGCCCAACCGCACGAAGGACCCACTGTTGTTCTGTGCGATGTCCACTTCGGCACGCTCGCCAGCAGCGCCTGTACTCTGAACGACCCCCTGAGCATGGATGAGAACCCGCTCGCCGGCTGCTGGTGTGAACGTGACTGAGACCCCCGTCACATCTGTCCAGCTCGTGCTGGAGGTTGATCGCTCGGCAGAGACAATCACTTCTTCGATGTCGCCGAGACCCACATCATCCGCCACCCATTTGCTGGTGCCGTTGTCGAAGACGAGGGCCTGACCATCCGAAGGAGCCGGTGCGTTGACGTCTCCAATGTCCTTCAGGTTGTTGACGACTCCAGAGGCCGCACCAGTCCGGTCGATGTACTCCACCAAGCAGCGCGAGCTGTTGGGGACCGTCTGCTCGTCGGGTTCACTGGCAACAGAGTCCACTACGGTGAGCCGGAACTTGTCGCCCGCGTTGAAGTAGAAAACCCCGACGCCTGTGATTGTGCAAGACAGAGACTCAGAGCCATCTTCTCGGATGTAGCCCCCGAGGTTGTCTGGCTGTTGTACGAACCCAGACCCGGTGTCGATGTCGATGTGGAGCTGCGGATTTCCTCGTATACCTCCGGCAGACCCAAACGTGGCAACGCAGAGGGTGGCTACGATGCGGTACCAACCGTCCTCCAGGATCTCGATCTCGCCAGGATTCACCGTTGTCGAGTGCGCGTAGTAGTCGTCCTTGATGGTCTCGAAAGTCAGCGGGATGACCTGTGCGGTGTTGGTGACCTGCATGTTCCCGGTGACATCGACACCCTGGAACATCTTGACGAGAGGACCGCCGCCCGTTCCTTCGGGGAGCTGGTCCTCGGGAACTAAACCATCCCCATCAAGACTCGCGTACCCGTTCGCCTGCCCTTTCTCGGACTCCTTCTGGTACTGGGTGTGAGGATCAGCAGCACCTTCATGAGAAGTAACTGCTGCTGCAGCTGTTCCTGTAGGATCTGCGCCAGCTTGAGCAGCTGTAACACTATGAGGATTATCAGTCTGACCTCTATGAGTAGTATTCGCAGAAACGTCACTATTGGCAGATACGCGGCCCTCTGTATAGTATAGATTAGTTGAACCCTCAGAAAGATCATCTGTATCATTAATAACCGCATGACTGATCTGTGTCCAAGTTACAGGAGAATAGTCTGTGAGAACATAAAAGGTATTATCGTCAGTCTGGATAGCTACTCGGCCCACATCATCCGAAGTAAGGCCACTTGCTCCTTCTCGAGCTGACTGGTTAGCATAAGATAATGATTGTACCCTATGCAGCTCAGTAATTGGTAAAGTCTTGTGCAGAGACATTCCTTACTCCTTACGGGACATATGTATCTGTCAAACAGATATCCCCATCCCCACTATATACTAGCTTCCCGTCCGTTTCCATAATCATTCTATTGGGTTGAAAGCTTGCTACATTATTTAGGTCTTCTAGTGCATCCTGTAGACTACTTGCAGAGCTATAATTAAGAGTTGAGCTATCCACTCCAATCTTTGTAGAGGCAGGAGGATGATAAACAGTGATGGCTCCTCCAGTACTATCTACAATTCCCTCAACTACAATAAAGTTCTGCTGATCAGTAATAGATTCAACGGTATAGTTCCCAGCCGCAGCATTTCCTGTAATTACAACAATATCCCCAGCTTTCAGGTTCCAAGTAATCCATTTGCCACCTACTGTATAAACATTACGAGTAGATGCTGCTGTACTATTCAAATCTAATGGAAACTCATTCTGGACGATCGTAATATCACCAGCTGAATACAATTCGTTTGTGGTAGTAGTCTCGTTATCTTGAGCAACACTGAGCTCCTGAAGCAGCATCTCATCAGGATCATAATCCTCAGCAGCAATAGGATAAGTACCATCATCGGCTAGAAGAGTACCAAGAGAGATAGCGTCAGTGAGCTCGAGCGAATCTCTCAACTCAATCGCCGTAAATTCTTCGCGTAGGTCTCGATTACTGGTCGGATGAGTAATCGTAACTCCAAGATCATCAAGGGTAACATTAGATCCAGTTGTGGTTACTCTAAGCGCCATGTGTCCTCTTTGTAAGTAGGGGCGGGAAAGCCCGCCCACTACCTATTAGTTACTTTCTCGCCAAGCGACTTCAATTCCAGCTACTGGGTACGAAATAGCTGTACCATTACAGTAGAACTGGATTTCATCGCCCTGTGATACATCAACATTTGTATCCGTTGCTTGATCACCAGAAGCAGCACTGATTACCAGAGAAGCAATTACAGAGCCACTACGTCGAACCTCAAAGGTCCAACTCTCTGCACCGTTTGTCTGTGCAAACAGGCCAGTAATGGTTCCATCGCGTAGCATTCTTACACCAGTCTTACTAGTCGCAATACCCTCGCCAACACGCAGGTAAACATTAGTTGCACCAGCATTGTTTCGGGTAGCCATATAGGTTGCCCTATCTACTGATAGCCACTTGCTGCGAGTTGCATCATAGGCATATAGAATACCGCCCTTAAATTCTACGTTGCCTTCAACTGGGCTGCCCTTAAAGGTTCCGTCTGATGGCAGAATAATGTCACCATCGCTGAAGTCAAACTCCCCTATAACCTCATTCCTGGTAGCAACACCAGACAATAGCGCATACTGGGTATGGTCATCATCTAGTAGACCAGTCAAGCCACCGTGATCTGTAATGATTCCAGAAGCTGGAGCAATTGCGAACCACTGTGTGCCATCATGAGCATATAGAGTTTCATCATCAGTATCCCAAGCCAATGCACCTTCACTTCCAGCAGGGAAGGAAGTTGTAACATCTGTTGCCTGAGGCAAGATGAAATAGTCGCCACCAGACATATCAATAGTGCCTGTGACTGCATTACGAGTTCCATCTCCATCAAGTAGCAAATATTGAGTGTGATCATCATCATCCTTGCCAGTTAGATCACCGTGGTCTCCACTGAATGGAGTTGGGATATCACTAACAAATGCGATTGATAGCCAAGTAGAGCCATCAAACATATATAGACGATCATCATCATCATCCCAAAATACTTCACCCTCAGAACCAGTCGGAGTGGTTGTACCGTGAGGCAGGATTAGCTCGCCATCACCAATATCAATACCACCAGAAACATCGTTCCTAGTCTTATCTCCAGCTAGCAATAGATACTGACTGTGGTCATCGTCATCTAGACCAAGGAGATTTCCGTGGTCATTCTGAACACCAGATGCAGTAGCAATTGCCTCCCACTGAGTACCATCCCACAGGTAAAGCGCATCCTGGTCGCTCCTCCAGAAGGTCTGCCCCTCTACACCAGATGCAGGTAGGGTATCACCATTCGGGAAAACTAGAGCACCAGAAGTAAGATCAAGGGTATCGTCCTCAAAGTCAGCCATGAGAACAACGTCAGAAATGAATGCTGCAGCCTGCTCGATTGTTGCGCCATCCTTCGACCACTGGAGAGATCCTCCAGTAATTAGGGTATGTAGATCAACAGAATCGCGCAGTTCTCTTGCAGTAAACTGACCTCCCCCACCATCCGGATCACCCGCAGACTCAGCAGTCAACTCTACCCAACTGGCACCAGTAGGAATAGTTATACCAAGATCCAGAACATCAACATCAGGATCGGTACCGTTATTCCCTGTACGTACATACAAAGCCATTTAGTAAAGTCCTCCTAAGTAATAGTGTCGTTTCTCCATGCTATTTCAATCCAGGCAAAGGGATCTCGAATGCCTAGGAAAGCGGTTGTATCTGCATAAAATTGTATCTGGTCCCCCTCATCCACATCTATATTAATCGAACGGTTATGAGCCCCAGAAACACCAGATAGTGATAGCGACACAATATTCGCAGGATTCCCGTTCTTTCTAATCTGAAGTGTCCACGTTTCGTTGGTTCTAGTTTGCGCAGCGATGGCAGTAATTGTACCATCTCTCGTCATTCTATATCCTGTCAGATTCGACGCTTGATTATCTATCAGGTGTAGATACGAGTTCTTAGCTCTGCCTTTTCTGCCAGCTGCAGCAGTAAGTCTATATGAACTCAACCACTTATCACGAACTTCATCATACACCCACAACACTCCACCATCAACTACGAGACTACCAACAATCCCGCCTTGAGAGCCACATCCTCCCAAAATCTCACAAATGATCATCCATTTTTTGATGTCATTCGAACTAACCATTAGACTGTATCACCCAACTTAGCTAGAGTATTGAAAGTAATCTTGATGTCATTTGTATTATCTGCACTATCCCAGGTTGCAGTCAGATAATCTCCAGAGTCTTCTGACAAGCTACTATAATCTCCGAGCATTTGAATCAGCGCTACAGTCCTATCTCCTACGCCTAGATGGAATAAGGTGCGTTGATAGCTCATAGAGGCAGAGTGATGGAAAGTATCTATATTGATTCGGCGTATATCAGCATTGATCGCAATATCATCCATTGCGATTATCTTAGCATCAGCATTCTTGTAGATACGAAGAGCTTGCCCGACTTGCCGAGTATTGGTAGGTCCAGCCATTACAGCCTCCTTAGATCTTGATCTTCAGCTTATTGCCATCTACCTCTACACTCTTAGCTAGATCTCCTGCTGCACTCACATCAGCCTTAGGATGATCTGTAGCTGGTAGAGCCTGTACAATAATACTATCAGCATCTACGGAAGCCGGATCTATTTCCTTGTTAAACTCCACAACAATTTCAGCTAAGTCAACAGACTGCTCAATATCATGATCAGAAGGGGTTGTTTTAACCACCTGCAGGGCAGAAAGATCTGTGGCTAGTGCCTGAGCTTGTGGAGTAGCCGCTAGTACAGAAGTTGAAATAGTGCTAGGAAGCTCCTCAATAGATCCTGTGCCTGTCTGGAACTCCCAATAAACCATACCAGTAATGTCATTGCCATCTGCATCTAGGGTATCTGACACATAAACCTTATAGTCATGCGTCGCGGCAAGAGGCCTTGTTGGCGTGAAGATTAGCTTAGTGCTAACCCCTGACACAGTTTCGAATTCAAAGCTACCCTCTACGATCCCTGTATATCCAGGAGACCTTAGAAAGTCATCTAGGTCACCCTGAGAGATATTCTGAGGGAATTTGAGCTCGACCTGGCCTGGGCCAACGAACTGATCCGTATCAGGTCCCTCAATAAAGAAATCTTCCTGAAGACGATCAGTATCCATCTCTCTGTTGAAGGTAACCGTAATCTGGCTACCTAGCGGGATATTAGTCCCATCAACAGGCGGAAAATGATCGACAATGACATCAACTAGATTAGACATCGGCTACTTTTAGTTCCTCGTCAGATGGAATTAGAGTTACTTCTTCTTCATCTGATTCTACCACGTCAGTGATTTGTGTCGAACGCGCTCCGGGATCTTCCTGAAAAACCTGATTCCTGGGCGAGTCCATAAGATCACCGCCTTGAACAAACTGGCTAGTCACACTATCAGAATGCTTAGACACAATCTCCTGAAGAACCTTCAGTACAGACTTTCTCTTTTTCCCCGCTTGCTCGAGCTCTAATAGCTGTCGTACTTGAGCTGGCCTTAGAAGCCCCACATTCTTCTTTACGGTAGAATGGTGGGCGTCCAAGAGCTCTTTTAGCTTATTTAGCTCTTCCTTGGCATCGTCCATAGCGTCTTTTGGAGCTGTCTGAGCCACAGGCTGCTCGTGCCCTGTAGTAAATGTGGGAGAAGCAGCTGGAAGAGCTGAACAGGCCTCTAGAAGCGCTTCTTTGTCAGAAACGGCTAGAGCCCCGATTCTGCAGTTATACATGAGCTGATTCTTTTGTGTGGGGGTTAGCTGGTCCAGATCTACCTCTACAGGACCTGGAGTATCATAGGTGAAGTTCAAGGGCTCACCTAAAAACAGCATTGATTGTCTATCTCTGTTTGCTAGTGCTACTTGGATATTCATGTTTCGTCCTTTCCTGATAAAAAGAAGGGGAGGTTGCCCTCCCCTTCCATTATACTAACTTGCCTTCTAATCCGCTAGGATTAGCCAAGAACATTAGATGTTGGGTCGATTGCTGCAATGCTACCACTTACGTCAATACTTGCACGTGCTGGTAGTACCACCTCGTTCGGTACAACATGTACGTTCTTCAGAACGGCAATTGCCTTTCCTTCATTCAGAATGCCGATACCATAGCGCTCACGCAGCTTGATCTTACGGATATCTACGCGTGGGTCATCAAACTCTTCGGTCATGACATCCTCATCAACGATGAGAACACCAAGCTCGCTTGAATCAAACATGTAGATGTCAGTAAGCTTACGACGTGGGTCGTATGGTACAAATGGGCTAACAATGATACGGAATGGAATGTTCATGTAGCCTGGCAACTGAGGACCAGAGTTCAGGGTCTGTGGATGATCTGTTAGTGGAGACGGTTGGTCGCCCGAAGCTGAGTTCGGAGGAGTAATCAACTGTCCACCAGAAACACCTAGTCCACCCTGAGAACTGTTATCCCAAGGAGCACGTCCTGCAGGATTACCTGTCCAAGTCGCAAAGAAGGTTCCTCCACCATTTTGCAGAACAAAATAGCGTAGGGTTGCGTCCTTAACGAACATGGTCCAAGTGAGTGGGTGCATCAACAGTGTGTTGGGGAAGAAGCCCTGTGTGATGATCTGCGCATATGCGTCGAAGATATCATCCATAGTCACAGAACCGTTTCCTGCACCAGCCAAATTACGTCCAGTGGTTACACCCTTGAACGACTTGGTTGGATTCACATTGTCGAATACTGGAACGCCCATACTTCTAATATAGTCGAAGATTTTCATCTCCTTATGACGGGCCAATGCACGACCTGCAGCGCGTAGATGCATACCAATGACATCAAACTGTGAGTATCGGATCATCTCGTCAGTTACCTTAACGGCAATACCAGACTTTCCGATGCTCGCTGTCACTGTTGCTCCACCCATCTGCAAGCTGCGCTCTGGGTATTCCATTCCTTCAGCAATATCTGCTGCTACCAGAGCTCCCACTGCTGGGAAGGTGATAGTCTGCCCATAAGAATAATTAATTCTCTGTAGCAGGCTAGTTCCAACTAGAAGGGGCTCTACAGCTTCCTTCACGATGTTGGAGATTACCTTCGGCATGAGCATGGGCGCATTGGGTACCGAAAGGGCGTCCTCGATTGAAAACTGGCCATCCTCGAATCTTCCGTTATTTTTCCACAGATATTCGAGTTGCTTGGCATCTTTAATTTCGAGAGACATTAATCGGTTACCTCCTTGCCTTATCTCGAGATCAGGTTGATCCTTACAACTAGATTCGCTGCTCCGGCAAAGTGAATCTTATCACTTACACCACCATTCGCAGAACCTGGCATCTGATCCATCTGACCGGCATAGCCTGGCAGAGAACCAGCTGCGCTGGTGCTGAGACTTGGATAAGCAGTACGTACTCTATCTAGTGCGTCCTTACCCCAAACATCTTCCACCTCAATGACCTGACCGATGATATCCTTGAAATCCTCGGTAGATGCTGCGGTGTAGTTAGAGTTAGCGTCGCACATTACGAAATCACCAGCAACTAGGTTACCTACTGCGCAGGCAAACTTAGATACTGATGCTGGTGCTGATGCATAGTGACTATAAACTACCTCATAGTCAGTAGCACCGATAGCACCTGTGCTGTACACAGTGATAACGCCAGTGGTGAGATCAATGTGCCAGTCACCTGCGGCTACAACATCAGCTGCTGAAGCCTTTTCTACAGCAAACTTGGTTGCTACGTCGCCAGGAGCTCCAGCACCCTCAGAGAAGGTAATTGGAGTACGGACGGTATTCTTGGCAACTGGTGTGTTGCTCAATGCAACCATTGTAGAAACGTTATTTGCATTGCTATCCTCTGTCAGAGCTTCCGGAGTGGTTTCAGTAGCTGGAACCAAAGGTAGCTCTAGAACATAGTCGCAAAGCACGGCAGTTCGGTGCTGCAGGTTGTAGTTATGACGACGTAGACCCGATGGGTTGAAACCATCATCATAATCACTTGCATCACCAGCCCACTGCCAATAGGCATATGGGGCTACTCCGACCGGTGCGGATACCGCCAATGCTACGCCAGTCTGACCCATGAAGGCAGTTACTGCCGAAACATTGAAAGTTCCAATAGCAGCGGTTAGTAGTGGCGCACCAGTACGAACATCAATTACACCAGCCTCAACATCCTGAGCTGTATAGGTAATTGTTGCGCTACCAAGCCCATACTGAGCTGGTACGAGATGTCCGTTATTGTCGAATGCCAAGATCTTTCCAGGCATTGCAACAAACCAATCCTCGAAGAACTTATCGTAGAATTGAACTGGAAGCCATGACGCTGGCCTGAATTCGCCGTGTGGTCGGATACCCTCTGAATGCTCAACAACAGGGATAATATTTCCTACATGATCCCATGTCTTGTGCGTTGGGTTATATCTTCCCAGACTATCGAAAGCCATCTGATGCTTCCTCCTTAATTAGTCTCGCTGTCTAGCGGAAGTTTTCCTTCCGCCTGTAGACGCCTGACGTAGGCTCCTGCCTTTTCTCTACCACCCGGAGTAAACATGAGCTGTTGCACATGTTCTTGAATCTTTACGAGTTCATCGCCGGTTGCTAGGTTAGAGGTAGGACTCTTCTGGTTACCGTCATCGTCCTGGATTGCATTAGGATCTTCCACAGTTCCCTGTGGCTCTCTTGCCATCCCATCCCCAAGCTTATCAACAATCTTAGTCATGTCAACTTGCTTCAACACTGTGTCGATCTCCGCTTGCAGGTCGGAATCCGACATCTCAGTAAAGCTAGTTTCTTCTTCAGTCTTGCCATCGCGCAGAGTTCTAAGCATAGACAGCTTTTCTTCCTTAGAGGCTCTGTTTGCGGCTGTAGCTTCGGTTAGTGCATCTTGTAGTGTTTCCATATCTGAGAATAGACTTGAGTACTCCTTGCGGAGAGCATCCAGTTGATCTCTCAAATCACCAACTGTATCCTCAAGCTTCTCAACTTCATCAGCAAGAGCTTGCTCGCATTCTGGATTTGAGGCTAGCTCCTCAGCTACGGCAGCATTCAGGAATGAATCCTTACCTACCATAGCTGCTAGTCTCTTTAGAATACCTTGAAGCATCTTGACTTCGCTTTCATCAAGGACTGCTTCCTTTGAGAAATGTTGTGCTTCCTCGAGGGCAGCAATCACCATATGCATCACACGGCCATGCTCTAGGCTGTCTTGCTGTTGTTCCGCCCCAACAGGCTTCTCAACCGCATCCTTCTTCTTAGAAGAAGATCCACATCCCATAGCCTTAGCTTTACGCGATACACATGCAAGAATCTTACTTTTATCCCCGCCACCCTTATAGCGACCAATCAGCCTGCGTGCAGCAGTCACATGTGCGCAATCTGGAACAGGGAATGAACGATCTGGACCACAGAAGGTAGACTTAGCAAGCTTCTTTCTCTTTTCAGAGCTGAGCTTAGCTTCCTCTAGCTTTGTGATTCCAGCTTGAGCTAGTGTAAATTCTTCATCCTCGAATGCAGCTTCAACTTCTGGCCAGAATACTTCGTCGTAAAACTTATCTAGATCCTCGTCGGTAAGCTCCTCTGCATCCATGAAAGCAGTAACAGCGTCTTCTAGACTGCCCTCCTCTGTGTCTGCATTACACTTACTTTTCATTGTCTTGCCTTTCTTTTTCTTCTTATTAGAAGCATCCTCAACCTCTTCGTCTACAGAGCTGCTTACGTCGTCGCCCTCACTAGAGGCGTCTTCAACATCACCAGTCTCATCAGCTGATGCAGAATCTGTAATTTCGACATCAGGCTGTACATCTGCGTTCTCCTCAGTCTTCTGTTCAGCTGACTCAGGAGTGTCAGAATCGGTGATTACCTCATCCTTGATGGTGGCCTCTTGATCCTTAGGATCCTTCTCTTTGTCGGCCATTCCTTCATCCTCCTTAGCAGCAGAATCATACTGAGGAAATCCCAGACGCACCTCATAGATTCTGCCCGAATATTCTTCAGCGATTTCAATACTATCTTGAATGCCGTTATAGTGTAGCTCTAAAACCTTGGAATGTCTATCAGCTGGGACGTTGACAAAGGAATACTCGTCATAGTCAAGGTTACCAGCAATGATAAAGCACTTGGCTCCATCATAAATGGCACCTGGCTTATGCTCGCACTTCCCTGCATCAGTCCAATCCTGACGACAAATAGAACATACGGCTTTGTCGGTAGTTGCACCAACAGAACCAGTAAGATAACGACCATCTAGTAGCTTCTCAATCGCATCTCTATTAGCAATTTGGGCTACGATAGAAATATAGCCCAATCCCTGATATCCCTCATCCTCAAGAAGACTATCTCTTAGAAGGCTGCAGATTGTATCTACCTGCATGCCAAATGGCATCTTGCCTCCAATAAAGTCCTTGAGGAGGACATCAGTGATAATTCCCTTTTCTTTGCCCATCCTGTCTATGACACGAAGGCCCTCGGCTAGGTTATAAGCATCTTGAATAGCGCCCGAGGTATCCATATATTGGGCATCAACAATACGACCCACTGGGTCGTTGCCGTCTTGATGGTGAAGGAGCACGGGCTTTTTATAGTTCTGGGTGAACGTATTCGCGCCCTTCTTCATCTTGTCAGGCAGATAGAATCCATTGTTACGAGTGATGATACCTGCATGGGTAGCAGCAATACGTACCAGCAGACCACTTTGTAGCTGTTGCTGGTCAGTAGTTCCTAGACCACTCTCATGCTGAGCTCCCTCGGCAGGGGGCTTAAAGGCACCAGCATAATCGTCCTGGACTTTTACTAAGGCCTGATCGGTAAGGGAAAACCGGACAGCTTCTCGGAATTTTAGTCTGTTGCCACTCACCTTACTTCCCCTTTAGTTGACTGTTACAGATAGCAAAGGCAGAGGAGGTAGCTTTCTCCTCACTCATATTTGGATTCTTCTTCCTGAGTCGAGCCTTTACCCTTGATACACAACGGTCCATCTTTTCTCCATCCGTTAGATTCTCTACTTCTTCTTCGTCTTGTAGGTGATGATCACATGCAACTTCTGCTGCGATTTCTATACGGCCTTCATCCCAGTCAGGATGCTGAGATCTCAGTCTAGCCTTAGCCCTAGCAACACATTTTAAAAAACCTGCTCGCTTAGTCCTTGGACCAACCTGAGAAGCGGCATCCTCTACGTCAGTCACTACCCGAAACGAAGTCTTGCATGCCCTACAAATATAGATGTCTGGAGTGTCTTTCTTCTTAATAGCTGTTTTACCACACTTTGGGCATTTTGCATGTCCACCTGTGTCAGGCAGAGGCTTGTCTGCAGGCTCCTCACTCATCTTCACTCCCTTAGGAGGAGGCAACGAGCCCTCTGCGTCTAGCACTGTAGCATCCCGCAATTGGGTCATCTCTTTATACTGTGTCAGGGCACAGCTACAAGACGCATGATAAGGAGGCACGTCGTCCATTACTACGTGCTCGAGCTCTATTGGTTGCGCATGATGTGATTTGCAAGCAGAGCAAGCCTCTTTCCTGGCAACACTATATATCTCATCCACCTGCTGAGCTCTGAGTCCATATGCCACTCCTAGGCTGTATGCCTTCCTAATCTCAACATCCTCAATAAAGTCTGTGCGATATCGGAAAGATTCTAGAACAGCTCTAGTAGCTCTGGCAATCTCGGCAGGATCTGTATCATTGTTTACTCGGCGCTTAAGAGAAGAAACTACATGGTTGGCTAGTCTAGAGACGTAGTGATTCGCCCTATCAGTAAAAATCCCTCGAGCTGTAGTTACTTTATTAGCAAATGTCGGGGTAATATTAGACTGAGACGAATAGCCACTGCGGAAAGAAAGAACCTGCTCTGCAATCAACCTTTGGATTGTTGTATCGAGTTCAGCTCGCACCATCTGAGCAGCCCAGTCATGATCTAATTTCTGTTCCTGGGAAACTCTAGACACAACATCCTGAGTAAGCCTCAAGTAAGCTTGTTGCAGATAACCATTCTGAACTCTCTTTGGACGCGATGGGCGTGTCCCTACATTAGTTGCCTTACCACCAGATGGCGTAGCCTTAGCAACAGCGACCTTAGCCTTTGAGCGCTCCTTCTCGAGTGCCACTTCTTGATCACTCTGAGCTTGTCCTACTTCCTCTACATCTTTCTGACTCAATTCAAGAAGACTGTTCTTGGCCACAGCCCTAGCCACAGCAGACCAAGGTTCATCAAGAGACTGAATGAGTAGAGTTGGCTCCTGAAACAGCTTCCATCTCATTCTATGCCATTGTGGATATTTGAGAGCTGTGTCTTCCTCAGACTCAATCTCTTCACGGGTTGGAATCTCTAGTGGCTCCAAACCTGCACCACGACGGGCCTCATCATGATCTATAATGTCCTTTTCGAACAAGTCTGCATAATGATTTTCTTTCTTAATCTGAGCATCTACATCTATCTCCTTGAACTTCATATGGCAGATGTTTTCTTCGTCTAGAACATCTGAACCAAAAGTTGACTCTAGGAGAAGCTCGTTAATGATGTACTCGTTAATAAAGGTTTCTAGAACCTGTTGAAAATCCTTCACGGCATCGATTAGGTTACGAGACATATTGTCGGCAGTAGCACGGTTGGCTGTATGGCCTTCACCCATGTCTACAGTTGAGACAGACAGTCCAGAGAGCACCCTCTTCTTAAAGTGCTCAAGATATGCTTCTGCTCTGAGAGCTCTACCCTCAGCCCCAATTACCTTAATCTCATGACGTTCGGGAGTAACGATACCACCCTCAGATGGCATGAATTGAATTTCTCTTCGAACAATATCTACCTCTAGCTGTCCATCCTCAGTAACACCAGCTGGACGGTCATCTGTGCCAACCTTGTATTGGAACAGCGGGAACAGATGCTGATAAACAAGCATCTCGATGTTCTCTTCGATCTTACGAAGGGCCCTGATGTCATCGATAACGGGAACTAGAGTAGGCGTGCCAAAAACAAAACCGTCCTTGCGATCGTAGTGGATGTGGATAATATCTTTGGGAGAATAATCTTTGTACTCACCATTCGGCATCTTCTGACGCCACTTAGTGATCTTGTGACCATTCTGCTGATAGTGCATAGTTTCGGCAGGAGCAATAAAGTAACCTGCTACTGGCTTCATAGTAGTCTTCTTGCCTGGCTCTCGTCTTACTTCGCCACCAGAAGCATCTATGTTACGTACCTTGATCACAAAGGCATTTGACTTACGAATAAGGCTAGATCCAATAGATCGAAAAAGGGCCCTAGTAGGAACACCAGAAGCACGAGCAATCTGCGCAAAACGAGTCTTGATGTACCGGATGGTCTTGAGGTTCTTGCCGGTAATATCCCAGCCTTCTTTGAACATAAGAGCAACCTTCTTATCAAAGGCCTGCCTTACGTAACTATCTGTATCCTCGATACGGCCAATCTCAGCTAGGTCATACTCGGCAGGATTGAAGGCACCTCTACCAACTGAGCGTGTAGTTCGATACCTCATTACTGGGTCTCTAACTGGGCGCATCAAAGCTGGTCTTTTGGTCTGTGGGACTGGAGCCTTAATATCTGGGACTGCGTCCTTGACTAAGAACTGTCCTCGTTTGAATATTTCTACGCCGAAAATCTTCAAGAGACTGATCTCCTTATATAGCGTCGTTCAGCTCTCTCATCCATGTATTGACCTGCTCAGCTTGCGCCACGGAGGTCTGTAGAGGACACTTAAACGTTTCTTTGGCCGGAGTAGTAATTGAATCCACAACTCTAGCGATTTCAGTATCCAGCACCGGATTGCCAGTAAATTCTACCAGAGACTTTAGTCTCTGCCTAGACCGATCCGCTGGAGTTCCAACCACTTCCGCTCCAGGTTCATCAGAACCAGCTGGAACAGGCCCTACACTGCTAGCTAGATTATTAACTGCCTCTTCGATTAGAGCCGGATTCTCAGTAATAGTGATAGATCCATCGTCGTTGGTTTGGATAATACGAGCATCCGAATTAGTTGGAATAAATTTAGAGACATCTATTTCGCTCTCGTCAGGGTCATCACAACTTGCTCCAGCAGCAAGCCAGGCAATAAAAGAAACCATCATTGCAATAATTTGAATGATCTCTAGCTTCTCAAACTGTAGCGAGATAACTAGGTCTCCATCACCCAGAAGCGAAGCCATAAGAGCTCTAAATTCACCTACAATTGCAGCAACAAGAGCAGTTACGGCATCAATAGCCTCTCTTAGATATCTAGAGATAGATATAATGATCGAACGCATATCTCGCTTGAAGCCTTCCAGAAATCCCCGGAGGCGCTGAGGCAAAACAGTATCTTGTTTGTCTACAGCATCATTTCGTTTCTTCCTGGCAGCCTCAAGCTCAGCTAAATATGCTCTCCTTGCCTGTTCGTCCTCAAAGTCAACTTCTGCTCTTCTGGCTCTAATTGCTTCTAGTTCTTCATTTGCTTCACGGACAGCTTGTTCGTCTTCTCTCATAATGTCGCCAACAAAGGTATCTTCTGCAAAGTTGAACGAAGTTCCCCACTCAGCACCTTTGTAGGTTGTAGCACTACCTAGCTGTCGTTCTTCTATACTTAGAGCCTCTGGGCGCACATCTACGTCCAAAGCCTCTCCTGGCATATCTAGCTTAATACGAGGAGGTTCCACCGCTCTAAGGCTAATACCATCAGATTTAAACTCTCTTCCTTGCGGTCCAACATTTACCATCAGATCTCTAATATTCCCCTTCTGGAAGATCGCATTATAGTTAAACTTTTCAATCATATTGACAAGACCGTCAATAATACATTCGATAGGCTTCACAATTGCTAAAAGAAACTTCTCCATCGTGTCGGCAATACCGGACAAAAACGGAAGAATAAGGGGCGCAACAAGGTTCAAAATGAAGCTAAACAGTCCGTTAATCGAAAATGCGATGCGCATAAGGAGCAACATTAAGATTGCGATAATCCTTCTTAGGTCAGGAAGACAGACAAAGCTGGTAATCGCTTTAATGATGGCACATATCTCTGCAAACCTACTGTTTACGTTAAACAAGTTTGCAAGAGCCTCGAGTTGTCTAAGAAAGTGCTGATACCAGCGCAAGTACTGAAGCAGAGCTTCCTCTAGGTTAGTCTGAAATTTAACAGCAAAATCAGCAGCCGAGCTGATTCTGAAATCACATGGGAAACAATCCTTTAGCCAATCGGTAAAGTGTTCCGTTAGGCTCCTTTTAGCCTTGGCTCCAGTTCCTCCTGCATCCTCAATAATTGCAGAAGCTGAGGCATTGAGATTTACTCCAGGATCATCTCCTGTGGTTTCCTCATCGGCATCTGTGTCAATGCCAAGAGCCCCGTCACGAATTGTCTCATCTGCAAGAGACCTAAATTCCTGAGAACCAGCCATAATTCGGATACTGTTCAAAGACGGTCTCATCATCGCGAAGACAGACTCTTCGGTAGTAGAATATGCAGCACCACGCTCAAAAGTAGTTGTGATTGCATAGCAGTCCTGCAGAGCTAGTGGATTGGTTAATCCTGGAGCTGCATCACCAACAGCAGCTCGAGCAGCATCGGCAATCGCTTTTTCAGTTGGATTAGAAGAGACCTTAAGAGTACCAGCATCAGCAGCAGCCTTCTGGGCAGCCTTTTCAGCATTTGGGAAGTTCTCTGCCTGGGTAACTGCCGAGTCTGATACCTTGTCTATCTGCTTCGCATATTGAGAAGGATCCTGGTCTGAATTCCCAGCAATCTCATCAGGAAGACCTGGTAGCGGAATAATTGGCTTGATGAATGTCTTCCAAAGAAAATTTACAAGCATCTCAAGAAGAGTCTGCTGAAAATCTTCCATATTAATTGGCTGAACTATCTGATTCTTAGTATTCAGCTCTGGACGCAGACCACCAGTCTTTGCAGCCTCGCTATTAAACAAAGAATCAAAACCACTCGTTGTGTCTAGATTCTGTCTTGCCTTTTCAATCTCCTCTGGAGATACAAGCCCTTGCTTTGCTAAAGCTAGCCCTTTCTCGAGCTGGCGATCTTTACAAGCTGCATATTGTGGATAAGTAATCTTAGTTGGATCTGCTCCAGGATGAGCTCGTCGCATAGCCTGGATGGTCGGAGCATCAACATTTGGATCTAGCTTAATGACCATATTCTTGGCACGCAGATCAGCCTTGTTTTGCAGAGCAGCAGCAAGAGTATCTACAGCCTTAGCCAGCTTTCGAGTCTCGTCTGCCTTTGCTAAAACATCTTTGACCTTAATTGGATCGACCGCAGGAGTAATAGGACCCTGTTCTATATCAGGCTCAACAAACTCAATCTGAGGTCGAAACTCTAGGATGTTCCGACTTGTGTCATCCAGCCTCCTGGACATCTATCTCTCCTTAGGATTCTGTTGCTTCTACTTGTAGCTTTACACCCTGATAAGACGTGACATCAGCTCCTTCAGGAACCTGGACACGAATCCAGAATGGCAGATATGTATTAGTATCAGTTAGATTACCGAGATTTACACCAGCTCCAGCAGTTTGTAAATCCCATTGTTCTTCTAGTGGCTTTTGGTCGCCAGATAAAACCTTCCAACTAAATCCAGTGCTTCCGTCAACAATATCGTCGCCTCCATCAATAGGAGTCACAGTAATATCTGTGTAGACTCGAGCAACATCATCATTGCGAACATAGAGCCGCTGTTCGTAGACATCGCCTAAAGAGCCATTTAATGCTACGGATAGCGGATTAGAAAATGTTCCATCTTTACTGAATGCAGAACTAGGATCTGCCGTTTGATAAACATTCAGAGCCATTGTGGTACCTCGGATACACTATATATTTTTACGGCGTGGTTTTCTAGTAGGTTTTCTCAAACCTTGCCGCCTATAGGCCTCGTCTATTGCCTCACTCAACGTACGTACCCTAGGCGCTGGCTCATCTCTTAAGAAACCAGGATTTGCCCATGGCCTTACCTGGCTATCTTTTAGATTTCGCGCTGGAAGACCATCTTCTTTGCCAAAGACAGAAGTTTGTTCAACTCCATCTGTCCTCTTCATGGAAGGTCTAGCCTTTTCACGACTTTCCTTTTCCTTGCGCTTAGGATCCTGGTGGTTGACCACAGTATCACCAGAATAAATATCCGGATCAACCTTTTCTCCAAAATAAGGCGTGATGGTAATCTTGCTGCTATACTTTGGCTTACCCAATGGAGAGACCTCCATAGTAACGCCAATTACAGCACACATCAACGCATCCAGGACGTGATCTCCACAGGACTCATCATTAGCCTTATACACAGGGGTTCCAGTAGCAGTAATACGATCAACAATATAGCCAAGCAGCTGAGCCTCGAGCACTTCGTCTGTTTCGGGAAACTTTATATCTCCAGCTTCGAATCTACGTACTGTACTCTCAACCAAGAAAGACTTAGCTGGTTTCTTGATTGGCTGCTTCGTAAAGAGATCATAGACCTCTATGCTGCTACCAAATTCGTATTTCTTGACAATCTCCCTTAGTCTAGAGTCAGGGTGTGCTGGTCCCTTAGAAGGATCTGCTAGTGAGTCATAGCCAAACTTTCTGAGCATTTCCCACTGTGTACCACCAAATCCCGAATCAATATAGACACAGATTGGCTTCCATATTCTATTGAGCTCAACTATCTTCTGCATAGCAAGGGTCTGGGTCCACCCTTCTCTGGAAACCGTGTACCGATCAACTATAACAAAGACTTGCCTCCTGGGATCGAACCCCAATACGACAATACATGTACCATTCTTAGTATCATTCCAGTCTACACCAATAGTATACGTCCAAGTATTCATATGAGGAATGTCGCCGTAGTTATACTTCTCCTTGGCTGCTTGTACCAAAACATTTTGGAATACACCTTCCTCTTGTTCTCCAAACTCAGCAAGAATTTCATGCTGGAAGGCAAGATCAGTTAGTGTACTTCTGAACAGAGCTTCCTTTTTGTCGTCCCACATCGGATTGACACGAGACGTATAATGAAACTCTTTCCATTCCTTTGAGCTGCATACCTGGAAGAACTTCTCGCGCTTACCAGACGGTGTGGAGCTCATCCACACACTAGCATTTGGATGGTTGGTAATAATTGACAGAGCAGACTCAAGATCCTTTGGAGACAAATAGTCAGCCTCATCGAAGACTAGCATGTGCGCATGCTGACCACGAACAGAGTCTGCGTTTCCACCTGACTTTGTACCTGCAGTGAATCCCATTACTCTTGAGCCATTGTAAAGCTCAATCGTATATACAGGAGCCTTTACATTACGGCGCAGAGAATTCTGTGTAACAGGATTGCTTCTAATTAGCTGAGCTAACCGACTAAAGATTAGGTCAATTTGTGCCTGATATGGAGCGATGACTACAATTTTAAAGCCCTCGTCCTCCGGGATACCAGGCTTAACGAACATATGATACAGCATTGAGACAACGATTGCCTCAGTCTTACCAGCCTGACGTCCAATGCGGAATGCCTTGAACTGAGCTGAACATCTAAGCATGTCTGCCTGATAAGGACGATGATAGCGAGACTTCCCTAGAATATTTACGTCTGGATTACTTTCTCTCCATTTTGTATATTCGCCAGGATCCCTGCGCATCCACACGGCTCCATCTGGATCTAAACAATGCCAGTCTAAAGTCTGTGCTGCCCAAGTTACTGGATCAAGAATTGCCAAAGCCGTATCCTGCTGAGCTGCAGGAATCGAGCCTAGCATATTAATGTGTTCGTCAAATTTGGGAATACCAGTGCAAGAAATATCGAATGTCTGACCAGCGACCAGGTTGTGCTTTTTCTTGTACCCTTTGATACAAGTTATACATGCCTTGTCGCATTGATTAAGATCTAAAGGCATAAAAATCCTTTATGGCATTCTCCAGCTAAGAGTGCTACCAACTGCATTGAAGGCCCTGTTAGCATCTAAAGAAACCTCTCTTCTGGCTCTTCTTAGTGCATGTGTTAGTGCATCACCACGAGTAGCAGTTCTTTGATACATCGCACCATGTGCTCCCTTTCGATAAAACTGCTTACCAATAACATTTTTGTATTCCTTATAAGCAGCTCCACCATATCTTCCACCAACTGCACCAACACCAGCACCCATTATAGCACCACCGAGAACACTGGTGTCGTCAGACATCATGCCCCAACCAGCACCTGCAGCTGCACCATAGACAGCATTTCTCCCAGTAGTTCCTAAAGCACCACCCAAGGCACCATGCATATCGCTAATGAACCCAGGACTGTTTGCTCGAGTATAGTCATAACCTCGAGCTCCATAACGCTGAGCCATATGAGAGCCCCAACCTAATCCAGCAGCCGCTTCAGTTCCGTGGATATAACCAGTCTTGCCGGCTTCGCTAAGTGTGCGAACTCCAGCTCCTCCGGTTGCTCCCATCCAAGCACCGCCTATATACTCGCCAGCAGCACTCAGTCCACGGCCAACCTTAGAAAGAGTTGAACTAACATAATTGCTAGCCTTCCCCATAGTAGTAAAGAAACCAGGCATTTTTACCTCCTGAGGCCAGGACTATAAGCACTGTCATGCATTAATAGCGCCTCGTTACCCATAGCCATTCTACCGTTAACTGCTGAACTATTCAACGCTTGCATTGAACGAGCCCTTAGTGTTGCTCCTGTTCCATAAGGGTCTTTTACCGGAGCTCCCATTTCAAGACTTCTTAGGCCTTTCACATGAGCTTGTGCTGCTTCTCCTACAGCGTAATATCCAGCAAGACCTGCAGCTGCAGCACCAACTATAGTCGTTGATGCTCCACCAAGAACAGCTCCAGCTAATTTAAAGCCTCCCCATATAGCAGCTTCTGTAGCTCCTGCTTTAGCAGCACCAATTATGCCACCACTTTGATAACCCTCGTATATACTATAAGCAGTAAATGCAGGAAAGATAGCTCGACCAGCCATTGCCCCGGCCGTTCGACCAAGCATCTTAACACCGCCCTTTGCAATGTTTCTTTTGACTCCTGCGCGGAATGACTCTTTGGCTAACTTTCTACTTGCAGCCTGACTAAGACGATGTTTACGAGCAAGACGATATGCTTGATGCGAAGATTTTCTTGATTCGCCGATTGCCTCAGCAACAGGAGTATCTTTCCAACCGAGGAAACCACGATAGGTTCCATGATTAGGCCCAGCATACTGAAAACCAAATGCCTCAGCAACGCCAGCCCTAAAGGCTCCACCATAAGCATTGCTTGCCATACCTCTCCAGGCCTGACGCACACTTCCTGTCCCAGCTAAACCTAGATCACCAACATGGCGCATTCCCTCGCCAAAACCCTTAGCTCCAGCTTTTACTCTAGAAAACTTACCTTGCTGTGCTGGCATTAGCCGTGCCTCCCTCTATGTAGACCTTGAACAATTCCAGTAGCACTATTCTGGAATGTCTTCTGCATTGGACCCATCATTTGAGGAACAGTTCCTAGCGTTCCCATAGGAGCAACACCAGACTCCCTCATAGTCTCAGCAGCTAACATCTGGGTATTGTAATCTATTCTCATGTTTGACGTTAGACCCTGCTGTGCTCTCTGTATATCTCCCCGCAATGTTGGAGAAGAAGACTGTTGTGACATTGCGTAGGCTCCAGCTGCTCCACCAGCAACACCAAGGGTGATAAATGGATGTTTGATCATGCCGGTAACAGCCTGAAGTCCAGTGTTAAAGGTCTTTCCTATAGGAGAAAGAGCAGCGGCCCTACGTTCAAATTCTCTACGAAAAGCAGGAACATTTTGAATTTGTTGCTCAACCAAGTGAGTACCAACAACTGGAGAAAGTTCTGCCATTGCACGCTGTCTACCAGCGGCCATATTTCTCTGCAGAAATCCAGGACTACTTTTCCCTGTTCCAGCAAACATGTCTTTAAACATCAGAGAGGTTGGAGTATTTCTCCAAGGCGTAGTAGCTCTAGACCACTCTTTCGCAAATTCTGGATACCTTGCCAGCTGTTTCTTGATAGTATGCTCACCAACAGTAGAAATAGCTGTACGTCTGTTCCTTGCAGCTATTGCGCGACCCAAGGACGTATTTAGACCAAGGGCACCACCTACAGCTAAACCAAGGACAGCGCCCTTAGCTATGTTTTCAATACGAGCATTAGGGTTAGCATAGTCTCCCTCAATGGCTCCTGCCATACCCCCAACGCCTGCACCAATAGCAGCACGAGCTGCAAATCCGCCCGTCATAGCTCCTTTACCAAGAGCCTTTGCTCCACCTAATGCTAGTCCAAGAAATCCCATAGCTTTATCCTACAATTACTGCCCCTTTGTGGCAAATTTCCTATGCCTACGAGCAGAGTCTTTTGCGTTTTTGGATGCATCCTGCATAGCCTGCATATGCAGCCCCTTTCTCTTTCTCATCTTTTCAAGTCTACCCATTAGCTCTTTATGTACTGCACTCTCTCGAGCAGCCTGTTTGGTTGCTTGATTAGATAGAGCTTTTGTTGTTCCAGACTCGAGTCTATGGAGACGACCCATTTCACCCCAAACACTTATTTGAGTTTGGATAGCTTGCTTATGAAGTTCTCTACCTGCTCCTGATAGCTCAGCCTTAGGAATAGCTAAGCCCCAGTCACCAACCTGGTATCTAGCCCCTCGGCGCAAAATTTGGCCTGGATGCAAGTCAAGGTGAAAGACAGGAGAGTTAGAAGACATAAGCGTCTCTCTGGAATTCAACAGAAACTTGCTTTGACCTTCAGTAGTAAATCCAAGCTGTTTGCCAGCATACTCTTGAATAAATGACGATTCTCCAGTAGCAAAGACCTCAGGGACAATATCACCGTATGCCTTTCTAGCTGCTTTCTGCATCTCTGCTTCATATGCTAGATAATGTAGTCCCTTTCCTTCGCCTCTCATGACCTCCATATACATCTTTGAATATTCGTCAATTGCGGCAAGTTCTTGTGCTCCAGGAGCCTCAGCACCCATTCCAAACAGCTTCTTAATTTTCGACCCAAATCGCTGGCTATGTTCAAATTGTTGTTTAGCAAACTGCCTTTCTAGGTCACCTAGAGGTGGGGATATCATAGGCTTCCCGTCTGTTGCCTCTAGAGCTTTTTGAAACTGCATTCCTTGTGCAGAAGGCTCTTTCAGCACACCAACTCTTCCTGACCGCTGGCCAAATACTTGAGTAACCTTACCAGCACCACCTTCACCAAGATAAGAGCCCTTAACCCAGAACTCCCCTCCCATTTCAATACCAGCTTCACGTCGAGCTCCAGCTAGTAGACTGCCGAGCTCTGTTCCTTTAGCTGCCAGTCCCTTTGGAGCCTTGGTCTTAACCGCAGCGCCGAGAACTTCTTCCATCCAGCCTATATCTGCAGCAACCGGAAGAGTCCCAAGTCTTTCCATGCCTTGGAGAATCTTGTCAGGAGAAACACCCTTCTTGAGAGCAGCCTTAATCCACGCAGATTCAAATGGAACCTTGAGAATCTTGCGCATTTTCTTGGCTTCTGTACCTTCTGAGATACCCTTAATAGTATTCTCGGTCTGGAAGCCCGGAACAGCCTCTGCCTGCTGCTTCTTTAGAAGCTTAGCTTGCATTCTCTTAGCAAAAGGAGTTTTTGGATCTAAAGAGGCAAGAGCATTCTCTTTGGTTCGCATCAAGCCTAGCTCGACCTCAACAGTTCCCAAAGAAGGAAGAGGAGAAGGAACTGCACGAGAAACACCAGGAACAGGACGAGCCTGGCCATAGTCGATAATTCCAAGGCGAAACTGGTTCTTGCCTTGTGGAACCAGCATAATATTACTTGGATTTATATCTGGATTCTGCCAAGCAGGCATACTCTGCTCATAAAGCTTTTCAGCCTGCCGACGTATCATATTGACCTGTTCATTCGCTAATCTACCAGAATCTGCCATACTCCTAAGAGTAGAACCCTCAAAGAGCTCCATATCTAGCTCACCGCCAGTGAACTTGATCTCGCCCATTGGGCCTCTGATACGCTTTAGAGGAATCTCAATATCTGGGCGAGGACGGAAGCCATAAACATCTGGGGCAAAATGAGGAGCAGCTGCTCTTTGTGCTTGAGCCTCAACTTCGCTAATAGCACCAATTTTTCTAGCAAATTTGAACTCCTGACCGCGAAAGACTCCGGTCATCTCAAACACACTACCAACTGAACCAGGATCTCCTAGCTGCTTGCCTTTAGTTGCTCCCTCAAGAGCAAGCTTAAATTCCTTGCTAGCAAGCATTTTCTCAAAAGATTCGCCAGCCTTTACAAGACCACGTAGAGCATTCCAGCCAGATCCGAATTCAGTCAAAGCCTGGCGCATTTGCCAAGCAAGACCTTCATGCCCAAGGCCTTCTATCTGTAAATGAGTATCATCTTTACCAGAAAACCTTTTGCCTCCAATAGGAGCTGGTCCATGAGTCTTCCTAAGGGCCTTACCAACCCTTCTAGCTTGAGCAATCTCAGCAAAGGTCAATTCTCTCTTCTGATCTCCAAAGCTATTCAAGAAGGAGGCATAGGTTCCAAGAGTCAGATTCCCAGAGAGCTTATCTAGTCTTGTGAGAGTATTATGGGTAATAGTTCTGCCAATGTAGCGCTGTGCAATGTGGGTAGCCTGGTAGCGAGCATAACTCCACATTCCCCTTCTGTGGATCCGCGCAGTCTCCTCAGCTGCCCTAGCCTGCTCTCTAAGTAGGATATCTGTCTTTCTTTCACCAAATGGCAGAGCAGATACAGCTCCTCCCCTAAGGAGCTCCATATTAATATTCGTGCCTTCTTCATTAGCTAGTACACCAAGATAACGACCATAGGTCTTCTGGTCCTCAGAAACAATCAGACTTACTCTATCCTGCTGCTCGAGCAAGGCCTTGAGAGCCCAAGATGCCTTTGTTCCTGCTGGCTGATCTTGCCAAATACGGAATGGAGCTAGAGGGTCTCCCTGGTGAGCTTCAACCTCAGGAGCATCGATACCAGCCAAGCGAACATAAATATCGCCATAACCGAACAGAGACTTCAGCCTAGGAATAAAGCCCTTGCGCTTGAGAACAATAGTGTCAGCGTCCTCTACCTCCATCTTGAATCTATCTAGATTGACGGATCTCAGGTCAGAGCGCTTACGATTGATAGCCTCAATACGCCCAATATCCTCACGACTGAAGTCAGAAGTACTGAGCTCTCCCAACTTAGCCTGAGACTTAGCAGATTCTTCCTCAATATACTTACGGATACGTGACCGTTCCCCGGGTTGGTCCATTCTCCTGCGGAACTCGAGAATTCTTGGATCAATTGGGATGCCCATGAGAGCAGTAGGTAGATCCCCTTGGCGCTCCCGCGAAAATTGGACTCCAGCTCCCTTTGGTAGGATAGTCTTTTTTTGCTCCTCTAACGCACGAGAATACTCTGTGCGTCCGAAATACTCCTGCAGTGCGATCTCGGGGTCAAACTTTTCAAAGCGGGCTCCTATGGTCTTCCTAGGGCCTGGTTGCACATACTCCCTTGCAATGCGATCTAGAGCAGGATTCTTACCAAAGGTATATCCGAGATCTGAGTAGGCCAGAGCAGCACCACGGTGGGCAAACATTTCATTCGCAACCCACTCAGTATATTCGGGCTTTCCAGTAGCTTCAGCTGCACGAATTACCTGAGCATAAGTTGGAGCTTTCTCGGCAAGTGCCTGTACATCAGGTCCTCTACTATCGAACCATCCACCCAGTTGCTCTTCAGCCTCAGCAATAAACCTAGCCTTATGAACCGGATCAATATTATTGGACCAAATCGCATGAAGACCTTCATGGAGAATAGTCTCTTCGACACGCTTAGGATTCAACCAATTATAAAGAGTCTCACCAATAGCTCGTTCCTGGCGATCACTGTCAGCAAGCTCTACAGGAAGAAAACCTTGTGCAACAAGATCACGAGGATCGACATAAGCCCCTACTTTCAGGACATTGGCACTTGGGTTGAACGAGCCGAAGGCTCCGAGCGACTCACGCTCCACCAGATAATTCTTTATTTTCGCAGCCTTTGCTTGGTCACGCCATCTTAGCTGCTTGTTGAACGCTCTTCTTGCTTCGTTGCGATCTAGAATCTCGAGGACTAGTTCCTGGTCCTGTGCAAGACGCACAGCGCGTAACATTTTTCTCCATTCGTCCTCTGTGACCTTCTGATCAGCAGTTTGCTGAGAAACCAGACCTCCGAAGTCTAATGCTCTGAATCCAGAACCAAAGTCAGTATTCTCTCTTCTTGTGGAGCCTGCAACACCCCTATCAACCAAAGCTTCAAATGCATGCTCATTCTGCTTAACAAAATGATCCTTAATCCACTTCTTCTCTACCCATCTACCCTTGTACCAGTAACCGCGTCTAGTATGGCCCCTTCTCTTGTAGTAGCCCCTTCTCTTTTTATCATCTCTTCCCCAAAGACCTAACCACCCTGAACCAAAGTCAGCTCGGTCAGTCATCCCACCATGAGCAAGGCCTTCGATAGTATTATAGTCGTCATCACGACCAGAGAAGAAACGTAGAGGTTTCAGAGCTATCAATCCAGCAACACCAAGACCCATGCCGAGAGCCAATGGATGTCTCTTTAGATATGAGAGAGCTCTCCTTACAAAGGGAGCCGCAGGCTCGCGGGCTAATTTGCCCCCACCCCTTCCCCCTTCTTGGACAACTTCCTCTAGAGCCTCTCCCACACCTACTTTGAAGAATTTTTCCTCAATCCCGCCGAAGGCTGCTACCTCTGCCCTAGTTACCCCGTGAGCTGCCAACTCTGAGTCTAGAGCACGGACAAACTGCCCTTCAATCCCCTGACTCCTAGCAGAAGCAATAGCCTGCTCAACAGTTAGTCCACCCTTGCGAACTCGAGAGAGAAGCTTATTCCTGACAGCAAGCTTGTTATAAGCCCTAGCTTCCTCTACTGTCCCCATAGCCCAAGGCTTTCTGTGGATCTCCTTAAGAGCCTGAACGTCAGCAGCTGATTCATGAGCTCGAGCCATCTCTTGGCCTGTACTCATCTGATAGACCAGCTCCTGCTTCCAACCAGAGAAATAGTAGTTCCTCTCAGAGATCTTCCTTGCTATCTGATGTTCTGGCTGATTCTCATACCTGAAGCCTTGAGTAGCATAGGTTCGAGCCTGAGAAAGTAGATCTGGATCTACAACCTGTCCCAACTCAGACATAGCCAGCTTCTTGGAAATAGAGTAGGCATACTCTCTACCAAGGTCTCTTATCTGTAGCCTATTGAAAACCTTCCTGAAGCGATCAGCGAGACCATGACGCTCTGCAGCAGTCATGATACCCGGGATATCAAAGCCAGACACACCTGCCCTTTGGGCGGTAGCCTCGTAGCCAATATTCCAGCCAGCAATTGTAGCTCCAGGAGTACGAGCATGGGTTTCCAGTACTTTGAGGAACCTCTCTAATCCCCTCTTCTCTGAGACTACTGCTGTCATTTCTCCAGCGGCAGCTTGCTTCTTCAGAGGCTCCCATACGGTTCTTGCTGACCATCGGGACAGAGTAGTCCCTTGGCTTGGAGGCATATAGTAGGTACGTACTTTCCCGGCAGCTCCTCGAGAATAGGAGATGGACATTACCGGAGATTCTCTGAGATTCAATCCTCCGGCTTCTATGTCAAAGAATAGAATAGGAGGTTTCTTGGCCATTATTCATCTTCGAATTCAGCATCAATAATGCTCTGAGGAGAGAGCCCTGAAGATTGCTGAGATTCTTCCCCCTTTTGGAAAGCATCCACCTCTCTAGATAGTTCATCCAATTTGGACCTCATTGCGGACATCTTGGATGATGGATCTGAGTCTATCTTTACCTTGAGGGCCGCTTCCTTCTTGTACTTCTCTTGCCTATCTCCTACCATTAGCTTAATAATCTTGCTCTTCCTAGATTGTAGCCTATCCTTCAATTCCATAAAGGGAGATACGTTCTTTTGTACCAATGGAGTCTGTCCATCATTGGCTATGCCTACTACTTGATCTATTACCAGCTCTGAGTTTTCTCTTTTGGCTAGGTTCATATTGAGCCTCATGAGCATTACTTCTATCTCGGCTAGCTCGTTAATCATACTGATTTCAGTAAAGTTATTGGGATCAATATCGTATTCATCAAAATAGCGAATGATCCACTCTTTCATGAGCTGTACCTCTATCAAGCATTGCTTACCAAGAGGAGCTTTCCCTATGGCTTGTAGTGGACAACGATCTGCAAAGGGACATCTTGGCCCGCCGCAGTACATGGGAATCATAGCAGCAGAGCCAGTAGAAAGCTTCTGGATGTGGTGATGAATACGTACAGCCTCGTCCTTGGAAAGCTTTACATCATCATAGTCATCGAGGTTGTGTCCGATGAAACGGAAGAAGTTAGACCTAGTCAGTTTACCAGCACCAGTAATGGCAGTGCCACCAAGAGTAATGATCTCCTTGGGTTCCCGCGATTCAGTAGTAGTATTTTTAGAGTCTTTAGGATCCTTCTTTTTGGTCATTGCGTCTCCCGTCAATGAGGTCGAAGAGATCAGAGAGATCTCTAATGATAGCCTTCAGTGTATCATAGTCCTCAGCTAGGAAAAATTCCATGGACTTCTTGAAGTAGGCACAATCCTTCCCCACAAAAGTAAGAAAGTGAGCAGTCCGCTCGACTCCAGAAGAATTGAGGTCTGAGTGAAGTGCGTTCAAGAATTTTCTAAGCTGCTCGAGATCAAGGATGAGTTGTTGGTCGAGAGGCATCAAAGCTCCTTTCAGAAAGATCGAGTATACCAGCATGTACTTCGTCATGACAGCGAGAACAAAGAACAATTCCATTTCTAATAGTATTCTTCCCACCTTCTGACAAAGGTACAATATGATGGACATGATTAGAGACAGGAGGACGATAATAACCACAAACCATACATGCCTCACCATGAGTAGCAATCACAGCACGACGATAAGACCCATTAGACTTACGACGCCCATCAGGACGAATTTGAGCGACAAACTCATAATCAAGATCACGAATAGGCTTAGTGGCCGAAGAATAAGTATAAAGCTTCGGAGTAAGATTTCTTGTATGAGTAGAAGGTGGAATTTTATTCCGAGAACGATAACGAGAAACAGTAGAAGTCGAAACACCCACTTCCCGCGCAATCTGTCCATTACTTTTAGTCCAATCAATATTTAACCACTTTTCATGCATTCACACACAATAGCACAAGAATCCTATTGAAGGCAAATCTCAGAAATTTTCACATATATAGCTTAGGTACTTAAACTTTTTGGGAGGGCTCCTATGTGTAGTAAAAGAAGGGATATGGAGTCCCTTCCTAACGGACCCCCGGGTAGCATCTGGAGTCTGTCACTCGTTCACCTTCCAGTCTGATTCCTGGCTAGGATTGGAGAGGAAGGAGAAAGGTTATGGCTCTCTCGAGGAAACTGAGCTGGGAATTCCAGCGGTTCAATCGCAGGATCAGTCAGTACGATCCGAAAAGCAAGAAAGGTCGTGAGTTGGACAGGCTGTTCGACGACCTGCTGGACCTTGCTACTGATCGTAAGAATGCTGATGGTACGATTGCTCCTCCCCTCACCGATGAGGAGGAAGATCAGATCATCAGCATGATGGTCATCTAATAGCCACTACAGTACTCCTCTCCCATGCCAGGAGGGAGGGGAGTACATCCTTCTCCTAGCATCACTAGTGCATGGTGTACTAGTGGTACTAGTAGAGGGAATGTCCCCTCTCACACTGCTTAGGAGGCAGTCATGTTCGAGTCCATCTTGGCCGTACTCTTCCTCGTCTTCCTGTTCGTGGGCGTACCCACTGCCCTGTGTCTGCTGTGTTGGGGACTGGTGGACCTGGTCCACATCCAGTCCCAGCTGCACACCCTCACCGCTGACACCGTGGTTGACCCCTGGGCTGACACCGCAGTTGGGCGTCGAGACCATGCTGTCGGGCCCTACCCTGAGCTGCATGCTGTCATGCCCTACCCTGAGCTGAGTGTACTAGATCAGTACACTGCCCAGTTCGAGGCACTGCAGGAGGAGTTCCGTACTCTCACCATGCAGTTCGTCAACAATCAGCATGGTATGCACCCAGCACAGTACGAGGCCATGGACAAGCGCATCCGTGACCTGAGGTACGAGATCAGCCTGGTACAGAGCAAGGTAGGCTCGTAGTACACACAGCACCAAGGGGTGGGTGCTATACAAGTGCACCCTGCATGTATGCACATGGTGTGTATACACGTCCTCCCCTGTCTGATGGGGGGCAAGGCCCACGTACGGGCACAAGGAGACAGACATGAAGGCTGAGTTCGGCTGGACTGTGGTGCGCCGTCGTGACGGTAAGGTCGTGGTGTACAAGCGGGACTGTGATGTGAACGGTGTGTGGACTCAGGATCTTGTGCCTTACACCTTCCCGACTCGACGCGAGGCTAAGGAGGCTGCAAAGAAGGGCATCTATCGAGACTACAACAAGTAGCGACATGGCCATAACAGGGGGCCTTGTACCCTGTCCTAGCTTAATTGACGAAACCATGGGGTGCTAGCTGATGTGTCAGCCCCAACACAAGGAGGCCGTCATGGCTAAGAAGAGCAAGAAAGAGCAGAAGGCCGAGAACAACAAGAAGAACCGCGACAACAGCAAGCCCACCCGTCGTCCCAAGCAAAAGGGCAAGGTCACCAAGCAGGTTGCCCAGAAGGACAGCACCTTCACGTACGAGACGCAGAAGAGCCTGCAGCAGAAGAAGCTCGACGAGCTCATGGCGATGAACCCCACCGCCTGCATCCACAACATGCGTGACGTGGCGCGCAAGTGGGCCATGCTCCAGATGCGCAAGCAGCAGCCCTCCAACCAGAGCAAGTTCAGCACCAACAAGTTCGCCAACCTCAAGAAGGTCCTGCGTCTCGAGGCCTAGCAGTAGGCCAAGCTGAATAGAATAAAAACGGGCCTGTCTTCGGCAGGTCCTTGGCTCCCCACTGGTACAAGGTGTACCAGGCCTGAAAAGACCATGGCTTAGGGGAGATGGTATCTGCTAAGGAGGCAGACGTGTCGAGACTACCAAACAACAACCTGCACGAGGTAGCAACTGGTGATCGTAACACCCTGTTGTTCGCCCACGACTGGGAGATTATCTGCAGGCCCACTCCGGATGGCAACAGCTGGACCTACAGGATAAAGGGCAAGCTGACGAGAGAGCAGTATCCCTGGAAGCTGGACGACAATCGTCCGCTGCAGAGGACTGCAACCCTGATCGACTGCTACCAGGGTGGCTACTACCCGCAGGTGCTCGACGGGCTGGGCAACATCTACGAGCTTCACGATCCCAAGAACAGCAAGCAGGCATGGCTGCTTCAGGGCTTCAAGCGTCGCATTGCTGACCAGCGGCACCTCAACATCTACTCCGAAGACTGGATGCAAGACCGCTTCATCCGCTTCTGGAGAGAGCAACGCAACAAGCGTGAGCAAGAGCGGAACGAGAATGGCAAGACGCATCAATCTCGTGAGGACAAGAAGAACCTCGCACTGCTCTGGGACGACAGCCGCAAAGAGCCACTGATGTACTACCACAACGTCCTGGAGAAGGGTCTCACTCGAGATCGGTATGCCTTTGGAGCACGACAGGTCTTCGTGCGCAAGTATTCCTGGGCCATCCCCAATCACGATGCCATCGTGAGCATCAGGGAACTGAACATGCCAGTCCTCGAGGTTGGCTGTGGCTCTGGCTACTGGTCCTGGGAACTTCAGCAGGCTGGTGTCGATGTGGTCGCAACTGACATCGATGTCGGTGAGAACCACAAGTGGGGCCACGATGAAGGCTGGTTGCCTATCGAACATGGTCACGGTGCTGCCATGGCCAAGAAGTACGCCAAGACACACGCGCTACTCGTATGCTGGCCTGACTTCAGACCCGAGGGTGGCAAGTGGGCAGAGCATGCCCTCAAAGCCTACCTCAAGAACGGCGGCAAGTGCGTCATCTACGTCGGTGAACCCGATGGTGGGTGCACAGGCACTCGTGAGTTTCATGACGAGCTGTACAAGAACTGGCGTGCAATCGACGACAAAGAGGATGAAGGTTGGTCACGTGGCGTGGAGATCCCGCAATGGGACGGCATTCATGATCGCATGTGGATCTACAAGCGCAAGTAGAGGTCAGCTGCCATGGAAGAGAACAGGATAATCCTTTGGGAGATCGACCAGGTCACCGGTCAGTTCCTCATTGCAGGGGTTCACTCCCTGCCCGAGGACATCAAGCTGGTGGACTGTTTTACCCGAATCGGACGCATCTGGAGGGACAACGGCAAGAAGTACAGGGGCATCATCCACAGCATCACTCTGATGCTGGATGGCAACGAGTACCGCATCGAAAGGAGACAGAAGTGAACATCGAAGAGAAACTCAACCAACTCGCCAAGCTCTCGGACGAAGACCTTCAGGAGCAGCTCAAGCTGCTCAGTAAGGAGCTCAGTAAGATCGAGACCAAAGGCAAGGCTGCCAAGACCGAGAAGACCAAGGTCAAGTGGCGCACTGCCTGGAAGGCCAAGGCATTGCTCTACAACATCGCCCTGGTGGCCAAGTTTCGCCACAACTGCACCCGCTGTGGTGGCTCCGGATACGTGGAACACGCCAGGGATGCCTACCGGTGCTACTGGTGCAACAACCCTGACTTCGATCGCAACAAGATCTTCTGGCACAAGAGCTGCCGATAATGGATCCCATCGTCAAGATCTTGCGCACCCCCATTAACCAGCTGGAGCTATCCCTGCAGGTATTGCCTGAGCAGGTTGACCAGTGGGTCCAACACCTGGAGGGTTTGGGCTACTCCATCATCGCTGTAGAGTATGGCCCCGAACTCCCCGTAAGCACAATCAGATACAAGAAGCTGAAATAGTCTAGGCTAAGGCTAGCAGTTAACACACAACACCCAAACGAGGCAGATCATGACCAAGAAAGAACTGTATGCAACCGCCAAGACCCTCAACATTCGCGGGCGTTCCCGCATGAACAAGGCTCAGCTGCAACGAGCCATTGACATGACCTTGGGTGAGCCCATGGTCGAGAAGGAGGCAAGCATGGACAGCAAGCAGATGCTCGTGTCCCTCACCCAGGACATGAACCTCAAGTTCGACAACGGTGAGCGGGTGAACATCGTTGAGATGCGTGCACCTCGTGATGAGATGGACGTACTCTTCAATGACCCGAGCCCCAACCTCTTCGAGGACTACAACCTCGAGGCTGAGTTCAACGAGATGCTCGAGCTCCAGGAGGGCATGGCCAGTGTTCGTGCACAGGCCATTGGTCTCAAGCAGGGCGTCATCGATGCTCGCAAGGAGGAGTACAAGCTCAAGATGCAGGCTGAGTATGCACTGCGTCGTTACCTGGAGCTAAAGGGCACCTTCAGTGGACTCATGGAGAAGCTCAACCGTGCCAAGGAGCGCTGGGCTGCTCTCTCGGTCGAGGTCAAGCGCAAGCTCAACGGCGAGAAGAATCGCTGGAAGAAGACTTTCTGGCGTCAGACCATGCCGGTCAAGGAGAAGCGTGACAAGGCGTACAAGGAGTTCAACGAGCTCAAGGCTAAGGCCAAGGCTGCAAGCAACAAGCTCAAGGCTGAGTATGCCAAGTTCGATCTCCACGGCAAGGCTGAGGCTGAGGTCCTGTGGGATCTGTGGTGGGAGCTGCAGGCGGGCTGCAGTGAGTTCACTCAGTGCTCCATGGCTGGACACGGACGTCTCTGGGGCGAGTACTTCGACCTGATGAACGACGAGGATTATCTCCTCTTCGTGCAGCTCGATCCCGAGGACATCGACGACCAGAGTCTGCTGATGGATCCCATCAACACGGAAGAGTGTCTGCGGGACAGTCACCTCGCTGACCCCTTCTCCAAGCCCGACACCTACGAGCGGGACAAGGTGGAAGAACTACCTGTCCGTACGTATGGTTACGTGGCTCCGGTGCGTGACGTCACTGACCAGTACAGGCCTGAGGCTGAGCTGGCGGCTGAGTGGGAGGAGTTGGACCGCAACTTCATGGAGCTCCTGGACGAGCACGACCTCAGCTACGCATAGTCTACAAGCTACGCATTAGACTCAGGACTAGCGCTGATCCTGGTCCGAACCCAGGCAGTGCTAGGTCTGCAACAACAGGAGGCAGATATGTACAGATGCGAATTCTGTGACAACGGAGTCGTGGACTACGACAAAGAGTTCGGTGGACCACCAGCTCCTGGTGAGCCTGTCATGTGCGACAAGTGCAAGGCTAGGTTCAAACAGGAAGAGGAAGAGATTCTCGCCGACCTGCAACGTCGACAGGAGGAGATGTAACATGAATCTGGAGCTCAGATTCGGCATGCGTCAAACCCAGATCATGCGCTGCAAGTTCTGCGATGGGCACATGGACGACGAGAACAGCCATCGGCCAACCTGTCCATACAACAGCGGGCGCATCGTAGAGATGGCTGCTGAGCTAGCTAGCTTTGGCTTTAACGTCAAGCTGCACCAGGGTCAGATCAGCATTGCTGGACAGCTCATCAATCCCGTAAGAGCACACATGGCTCTGGAAGTCCTAAACGGTAAATAGTAGGAACTGAACGAACGAAAGGCTACTAAGGAGGCTGAGCCAAGATGAAAACTTTCCTCATGATTCTCGTCATCGGTGGACTTCTCGGAACTGCTGCGCATTTCGCAGAGACCGGAGATGCGATCAAGGTCATCAGTCGCGACGGAGAGGTGTGCGGCTGCATGTACGACGAAACTGGATTCAAAGGGTGTGATGACTCTGGAGACGTGGAATACGTCGTCATCGAAGCATCCACCTGCAACTGAAATCATAAGACCTAGATCAGTTCCACTGGGGACTGGCTAGGCTGATCACTTCAGGTCCTTCGGCCCCGACCTGGCGTCTTCGGACAACAACTAAACTGGGCTAGGCTTGGGAACAGGTCCAACCCCTGTTCTCAGGCTTAATTCTAACCAACAGACAAGAGAGACAAGTCATGACCAAGGCTGAGAAGAAAATCTGGAACATCATCAAGAACGCAGGTACGGGCGTGGCAGTCGGAACTGGTGTAACGATCTACTGGGCAGCAGCTGCCTTGGTCGCACCAATCGCTTACCCCGTGCACAGTGCCCTCATGGGCCTGGCAATCAGTAAGGCAAACGAATGCCACAGCCTCGAGACCGCTGCCCTGACGGTCAGCGGCTTCGGACTGGGACTGGTCCTCATTCCGGCTGCTCCGATCAACTTCCTGTGCTCTCCGGTGGCAATCCCTCTGGGTGCCGCAATGGGTGGACTCGTCGGACACGTCGAGAATCAGAAGGAGAAGAAGTAGCCATGAGTGCACTCAAGACCTCAACGATCCTCATCACTGTCTTCGCCGCCCTGATGCTCTTCGTCCTGGCATTCAGCTCAGGCAAGGGAATCGTCGCCCTCGGAGACTACGAGCATGCTGTAGCCTTCTGTGGGTGTGAGATCGATCACGTCGTGTTCCAGCCTGGTGAGGCTAGCGTCAAGTATGACGCAACGCATGACATCACCTACGTGATCAACAAGGGTCACGAGATGGACGTGGCGGTCATCGACCTGATGGCCAAAGCAGAGCACGAGTGCAAGAAACTCGAGGAGGAGAAGTGATGAGCGAAGAAACCAAACAAGCAGAGAACACAGCTAAGTTCGGGGAAGTCCTGGCCACCTCAGCGCGAGTTGCTGGTAAGGGCACCCTGTTCGGCCTGGTATGGACGGCCAAGCAGGTAGCCAGTGGTGCCAAAGCGACCGGCCGGGTGTTCGCCGAGGAGTGGAAGCGCCAGAAGGAGTCCAGATGATGGACGAGGAGAGCAAACCCAGCCGCTTCACCCGCGCATCCAGACGTGAGTTGGACGCAGTGATGCGTCTCTACTACGTCAGCAAGGAGAAAGACCTCGACAGTGACGAGGTGCGTCGCTGTCTGTTTTGGGTCGACGCGTGGGAGATGGCAGCCGACAAGTACGACTCTCAAACTTAACGACACAGCAGGATCTGCCTCCTTTCCTGCAAGGGGAGCCTGGGAATTCGCCTGGGCTCCCCTTTCTTTTGTTTTCCTTTAAAAACGGGCAGTTTCTTTACTTTCTAGCCAATAAAGTGTCGTTTTCCTAGTACATAGAATAAAGGGGAAACAAACCCCCGAGCGAAGCGAGGGCTCTTTCTGTCTTCAGCAGAAAGAGGAACCCCCCGAAGGGGGGAATAGTCTCCTCAAGTTGATACCACATTCCAGCAATAGCTGGAAAGTAAGCCAGAGTCGAGGAGAACAAGAGGAGGACCTCTGGCCTAATATACGCCTTAATACCCCACGAGTGAGACTAACTAACCAGTTATGTCGAAGGAGGGGTAGCTATCTAAAGTGTGGTTCCACAACCGTGGAGCCAGACTAAATAAGCTAAGTCAGTTCACTAAAATAATACAAGTCAAGCTCACTAATATAGTATGTAAGTGGTTCTTTATTCTATGTACTCTGTTGAATACAGGGTGCAAAAGGACCGCCCGCGCCTGCCACAAATACTTACTCCGTAACTGGTCTCTTCCCCTTTTTAAGGGGTGATCAGCTCCACGAGATGACCAAATCTCCGTGGAGATGGAGAGGGTTCAAAACTCAGTCGGAGAAAACCTCCAGGAGGCAAAGATGTTCTACTACAGCAAGTACTGGGGAACCTGGTCTCGCGTGCTCACACGCTCCCACAACGATTGGGAGACCGTGGAAGTCAACATTACTCCCATCAATGCTAGCTTCGAAGATACCAGCTGGGACAAGATCAAGCAGTGCTGGATCAGAGTGCACTGTACTACCCCAACGTCTGCTGACACCAAAAGCCTTCCCGCCGAGCAAGAAGAAATGCTCGTTGCTCAGGTAGGTAAGGAAGTCGCTGACTTCCTGATGCATGGCGACATCCTCAGCCTCATCGACTTCAAAAAGTACAACAAACACAAGAACGGTGGCTGTCCTCTCAGCCTGTGCAGAAAGGGCTAGCCATGGAAAAGACTGACCTCGTTTGT